AACGGACTTGAAACAGGATAGCCAGGCCGCAGGTCGTTGGGAGACTAGTGCCGGTGGGGAATATTTCGCTGCGGGGGTGGGTGCTGCAATGACTGGTCGTGGTGCCGATTTGTTGATCATTGACGATCCGCACTCGGAACAAGATGCATTGTCCACGGTTGCTTATGATAATACATACGAATGGTATACTTCTGGTCCAAGACAGAGACTTCAACCGGGGGGTACCATCATTATTGTGCAGACAAGATGGTCTAAGAAAGACCTCACGGGGCGATTAGTTCAAAATATGGCAATGGACAATATGTCCGATCAATGGGAGGTTATAGAATTTCCAGCGATACTTCCAAATGATAAACCATTATGGCCCGAGTTTTGGGAGACGGATGAACTATTAAAGGTCAAGGCTTCACTGTCCCCGGTCAAATGGAACGCACAGTGGCAACAAAATCCAACCTCGGAAGCCGTTGCCATGATCAAGAGAGATTGGTGGCAACCTTGGGAAAGACAAGATACCCCGAGATTAGATTATATAGTGCAGAGTTATGATACGGCATACTCTAAAAAAGAGACTGCTGACTATAGTGCTATTACAACTTGGGGAGTGTTTGAGCCGAAGGAAGATGGTGAGCAACATTTAATAATGTTGGATGCGAAAAAGGGGCGATGGAATTTTCCAGAGTTAAAAGAAATAGCTATAGAAGAAAATGAATATTGGGAACCAGATTTGATGTTAATTGAGGCGAAGGCATCTGGTCAACCATTGGCTGATGAACTAAGATTATTAAATCTTCCCGTTACTACGTTCAGCCCCGGCAGACGAAAAGGTGGTGGGGGTGTTGATAAAACTATGAGGATGCATATCGTATCACCTATTTTCGAATCGGGTAAAGTATGGTATCCTGAAGGAGAGAAATTTGCAGAAGATGTTATTGAAGAAGTTGCATCTTTTCCATTTGGCGATCATGATGACTATTGCGATAGTATGACAATGGCAGTGATGCGTTTTAGGCAAGGCGGGTTTATTGATTTAAAAGGCGAAGAGATTCCAGAGAACTGGTATCCAAGACGAGCAAGGGAATATTACTAATGTCAGATGATAGAAAAAGATTACAAGCTGAATTTATTGCTGTAAAAAAAGCTCAACAGAAAGCTAAAAACAATCCTAAAAAGAATTTGACAACAAAACAAAAAAAATTCTTGAGAGCAAAGAGTGATAGAGAGTTAAGCCGTATACAAGATTTAATGGAAAAAGAGGATAGAAAAAATCCTGGTCCTCCTATGAAAAAATCTGAAGCAGATAAAAAAGAAAAAGAAACACGACAGATAAGAGAAGGAACGATCAAAGATAAAATACCGGGTATCGGTAACATTACTAGAAAAAATGCACCGTCCTCTGTAAAGAAGGAAAGAGAAACAGATCTTCAAAGGTTAGAGAGAATCAAGAAGTCTCAAGCACAAGACGATGCTGATTTTAAAAAGAAACAAGAAGAATCCAACGTAAAGAAAACCAGTGGTAAAGCAACAGGCACCTCTCCAACTGCCGGTAGAAATATAAGGTCTAAACACTTTATTGGTAAGAAGCTCAACATGGGTGGAGCCATAATGAAAGCTCGTGGTGGAACATTTAAAGGAACCTACTAATGGCAGGTAAAAAGAAACCTAAAGGTAAAGTAGTCGATTTTACTGGTAAACATAAATTAGATAAATACTTGTCAAAAGAAGAGATAAAGCAATTAGATCCGTTTGGCGTGGATCTTCTTCTTCAGATTCAAGAAGGTGCTAACAAAGGTAAGAAAAGAAATTTAGGCGGTTACAATGTTACTAATCGTTTTTCAGATAGAATGCTTCCTAATAAAAAGAGAACAACAAGGATTACTTAATGGCTAGAGATAACGCTGTTGAATATAGTATTGACCAAGCTCAACGGATGTTTGGTAAAGGGGTCGAGGTTATTGGTCGTGCCGCTGGTATTGAATCTATTTTCAACTACGGACAAGAGATAGTCAAACAACAAGACGAGGATATACGTCTTGGACAATACAAACCACAATATACAGTCGGGCTTCGTGAAGCCTACAATCAAGGTGGTATTGATGATGGTATTGGTTGGTTACTAGAAAAAACTGGTGAGAACGTAGCAAGTGGTGGTGCAGCTTTAGTCGGTGGATTAGCGTCTGCTTTAACGGCTCCGTTTAGTGTGCCTGCTGCAGCCTTGATCGGTGGAGCGACACTCGTTGGTTCGGGCATCATGGGCACTGGTGAAACTGCCGAGGAAATGGAACAGAAAACTGGTGACTACAACGAAGCAGTCGCCATCGGTGCAGGAACCATTATTGGTATCTTAGATAGATTTGGTGCTGGAAAAGTGATTCCAAAAGATGAACTTCTATCCATGACAGGAAAGCAGTTAATCAAAGCTTTAGGTGCAGAAGGTAAAACAGATGCTGCCAAAGAAATAGGAAAACGAATTGGTAAGTCGATAGCTTTTGAGGGTGCAACAGAAGGTGTACAAGAGGGAGTTGTTATGGGAGCCACTGGTCTAACTGGTGGTGAATATACTGGACTTGAGGTTGCCGATAGAATTTTAGAAGGAACTCTTTTAGGTAGCACAATGGGTGGTGCGACAACTGGTGGTATTGAAGCCTTGCGTCAAGGACCGGGAGTCGTGAATCAAATACAAGATATTATGTCGGGACCTGGGCCTGGGGGTCTTACTCCACAGATGGCTATGGCAGGAGCACAACTTAGTCCAGACCGAGCACAGATGTCTTTAATACCAGACGTACCAAAGACAAGTGCTGAAATATTAATGAGTGAAAAAGCTGGAGATGAAACTGGAGGAGGTACCCCGGTAGACCCAGTTATGACAGAGGATCCAGATAAACTAACAAGAGATCCCGATGACAATATAGCCATGACTGATGGTGGCAGACACTTTTCAAGATTAGCTCTAAGATTACAACAACTTCCATTTGATGCAGAAGGTTTGACGGGTAGACAAGTTCTTCAAGAGTTAGGTGTTGTTGGAGAGCAAGACAATAAAATGCCATCGAATGAAAAGAAAAGAGACTACATAGGATCAATAACTGAAGTAAGAAATGTTGATACGGGTATTCCTCGTGTAAAAACCACAATGAAAAAAGGTCTTTCAAAAGAAGACAAAGACAGATTTATCGCAGCCAAAAAAGCAGGAGAAGTCCCACCCGCCGATTTAGTTGAAACTATTTCTGTTTTAGACAGCGAAGGAAATCCAGCCACTATTAAAGGACCGTCTCCAACATTTACATTTAATAAACAAGACGGAAGAATAGCATCGAATAAAGGTGGAGACTTATATCAATCTGGATTAGAAGACTTCTTGTATAAAAATTTAGACAATAAACTTTCTAAAGATGAATTATTAAATGAATATAAAGCATATAGACCAGAAATAAATACAAGACTTCTTTTAGGTAGTCGAGGAGAAAGAGCCCACGGAACATATGCTGGTGGTAGTTTAGAATATTTACAAAGAATTGAACAACTGATTGAAGGCTACACTGAAACTAGAGCTCCAAATACACCTGATAAAAAATTTGATACTAGCTATGATGACTTCGGTATTGTTCAATATACACCAAATCAAAGAATGCTTTTAGGACGTACTAAGTTTCCTTTTCCAACTAAAAAACAAGACGAAGAATTTCGAAGAAAACACACAGATTCTATAACAAGAGCAAGACAAGCAATAGAGTCTGATGACTCTACTAATGATGATCCTACTCAAGACGAGATTGATGCATGGCTTTTGAAGAATGAGCCTAGTACAGTAGCAGAGCTTGATTCTTTAGCACAACAGTTAGGCTATAATGATCCCTTCGGACAAACGCTTGATCGAAAAACGGAAGGTGTTCCAGGCCATAGATATTACGAGACTGAATCTATTCAAGTTGATGATGACGAAACGGGAAATCCAGTAATAGATCCTAAAAAAGGTGAACCTACCGCACAAGGTCATACTAGAGGAGGAGTTGTTAAAGATGCCATAGATGGTAAATTCTATGCACAAGCTTCTGAAACACAAAGTGATAATCAAAGATCATATGAAAAAGAACTAGATAAGGTTTTACCAGAGCCAGGAGCGTGGTCTTATGAAAATTCTAGTGGAAATAGAAAAGCCTTAACACCTAGTGATATGAGAACTCTCGATGAGGCAAAAGGTGCTACAATAGATGCTAAACCAGAGGACTCTCTTGTTACTTATGAAGAAGAAAAGAAAGCACTTAAAGACGCTTCAAATTTAGGTTTTGAAAATGTCAATTTGGAACAAGAAAGATTAGACGGATATCTACAAGAGAAGAATAAATTAGAAAATTTAAAATTTGTTCAAGATAGAATTGAAGGATTAGAAGAACAAGAGTACGAGTTTACAAAAGAATTCTTACCTAAGTTTTTTAAAAGTTTAAATAAAAAAGTTGAATTTAATATTGAAACCCAAAAAAATTTACAAGGTGGTGGCACAGGAGTTCCAAAATTCATAGAAACTGCTAGAGAAAGAGCAAGAGAAGCAATAAGAGCTGATAGAGGTGAGTTTTTATTTGATGACTCCACTAACAATGAGCCTACTGAAAGAGAGCTTGACAATTATATTTCGAAGAATGAGCCGTTGTTGATGCAGAGTTTAGATTATCATAATGAAAAAATCAAACAAAGTGAGTATTTAAGACTTATTAGAAACCTTAAAGACGAGTTTTATGAATATGGTGTTTCTGGAGGAGATATTTCTAAATATAATGATATGTTGAAAAACAGAAGAGCCTTAAATAGTAGTATTTTAGATTTAAAATTGCGTAATAGTACTAGCATGACTAGAACGGGCGTACTAAAAAAGTTCAATCCTGTTTACACATTTTTAGATGGTGTGCCTTCTTTTATGCCGGGATATGCTGAAAATAAGTTATTACGAGACTCTGGTGGTCTTCAAGGTGAGGAACCGATTCATACTTACTATGGACAAGAACTTCTTGTGGATCCAGAAGAAACTGGCACACTGCCAGACGAACCCGTATTTGGTTCTCAACCTCATCCACTATTTTTAAGTAATCATATGATGTATGGACCCGATACTATTTTGATACCTAAAGCAAGTCACAATGGAAGGTACTATTCAACAGATGATTTTAAAAGAAATGATTTTGAAGCTGTAATGGATTTTCTTACAACAGAGATAAAAGAAGATGGGTTTGATGATAGACTTACAAAAAGAAAAATAGCAGAAATAGTACAAACCTCAGATTTTCAAGATTCTGGAAAAGAAAATGGAATTGTATGGAAAAGAAGAAAAGATATAAAGCCAAACAATATTAAACCAACTACGTCAGAACTACGAGATTTTGCAGAGCATACTCAAAACATAGATAGCTTTATTTTAACGGCTTTAAGTAGAAATATAAAACCTTCTGAAATTTATCCTATGGTACAGAATATAATTACAAAAGAAGTTTTAAATAGACAAGCAGCTAATATTATAGCAAGAAAAACTGCTAATGAGATTAGACGAAAGCATAAAAATGAAATAGATCAAATAAATTTCAGAGATGATGGGTATGAGGATACTCTTGGTAGTTTTATTGAAAATTCTGAACTAGTTCGAGACATGCTTTCAAATAAAGCTAAAGATACGGCGGCAAAGACACATAAAAAATTAATGGATAAATATACAAAAGAGTTAGGTTTTGTTCCAGTGTTTGCACCAGAAACAGTTGATTTTGGTGCGAGTTCTTTTCCCTTTGTAGATGGAAGTGATGCAGGAGATACTCCATTTACTAATAGAGAAGATAGATTAAATTCTATAAGAACTAATATAGCAAAAAACTTTAATTTGGACATGATAGATGCAGCTGAGCTTAATCTTGGTGCTGATGCTCAAAGCTTTTCAGCCATATCAAATTTCACTCCTAATATATTTGAACAAATAGTAGCACAACAAATGTTACAAAGGTCATATGACGGACAAGCACTTAACTCTGCAAATAAAGATATAGCCAACTCTATTAAATTTCTAGAAGGATTTAAAAAAGAATCAGTACAAGCTTTGGAGGCTTTAAATTCTTTTGACCCCGCAGGTAAAGAATTAGCAAGAAGGCTTTCTTTGATATCAGGGGATATTGGTAATGTGGATCCACAACAAATTAGAGAACTAATCAAAGATATAAATTCTGGCAGTATTAATTTTAGAACACCCGCTTTTGGAGAAAGTTCTTCAGCCGATAGATTTAGCTATAGAAACTTAATACATTATGCTATGAATGAAATACCTAATCCTATAACTGGAGAAAAAGGTTTAGATGGAATTGTAATACCTCATAGAAAAGATATGTATGAAGTTCCTGGCGGTAGAGGTGGTAATATTGATACATTTGGTATTAATAAATACGAAGCGATACCTAAAAAAGTATTGGAAGAAATAGCTAAAGAAACGGGATCGACTATTGAATATGATTATCCTATGCAATACAAAGGCAAGTCTGGTAAAGTGTATCCTTCAAAGAGACCCGTTACTAAATTAATATTTAATAAAGACTTCAAGGGTAAAGCAATTGCTCAATATAAAAAAGGTGGTATATTTGAGAAGTTTAGAAAGGTAAGTTAATGGCAATAGAACCAAGACAAATAGCAGGCATGGTAGAAGAGTCAATGGGAGCAGGGGGATCGATGATGCCCGAAGAAGATAGTCTAGCCATTGAATTAGATGACAGTCAAGACGTATTACCAGAAGGTATTGAACTAGCAGATGAAGAGGCAGTAGAAGTTGAAACCGAAGAATATAGACATGATGCCAATCTCGCAGAGGTTCTTGACGATGACATTCTTGGAGAACTATCATCTGATATACAAGCTAAAGTTCGTGAGGACTTAGAGTCCAGAGAAGATTGGGAAGAAGCTATATCAAAAGGATTAGGGTTACTTGGTATAAATTACGAAGATCGAAGTGAACCCTTCTTAGGAGCAAGTGGTGTAACACATCCTTTACTGTCTGAAGCCGTAACACAGTTTCAAGCACAGTCTTACAAAGAGATGTTACCAAGTGGAGGACCTGTAAAGACTCAAGTTCTTGGGACACCAACACAAGAAACTGAAGCACAAGCTCAGCGTGTAGAAGATTTCATGAATTATCAGATTACTGAAATCATGGAAGAGTATGACCCAGACACAGATCAAATGCTATTTTATTTGCCTTTGACGGGTTCTACATTTAAAAAGATTTACTTTGATGAAACCAAACAGAGAGCCGTTTCTAAGTTTGTTCCAGCAGAAGATATGGTTGTTCCGTATTCAGCTTCTGATTTAAGAACAGCTGAAAGGGTTACACATGTAGTTAGAATGACATATAATGATATTCGTAAACTACAAATAGCAGGAGTATACAAAGATGTTGAACTATCTGAAACAAATGATGGTGAAGACGAGGGAGCTATCCAAGAGCGTACTGATGAGCTGTTGGGATTACGTCCAAACTATTCTGATGACACTTATACCTTGTTGGAATGCCACATGGACTTGGATTTGGAAGGTTTTGAAGACAAGGATATGGAGGGGAATTCTTCGGGTATTATGTTGCCTTATATTGTCACCCTTGATCAAAGTTCTGGAAAAGTGCTATCGATTTCTAGAAACTTTAGAGAACAAGACCCATTAAAAAGAAAAAGACAATATTTTGCTCATTTCAAATTTTTACCAGGATTTGGATTTTATGGTCTTGGCTTATTGCACACAATCGGTGGTCTGTCTCGTGCAGCCACATCAATTTTAAGGCAGTTAATTGATGCAGGTACGCTCTCTAATCTTCCGGCTGGCTTTAAATCTCGTGGTGTTCGCATTCGTAATGATGATGAGCCTCTTAATCCTGGGGAGTTTAGGGACATCGATGTCCCAGGCGGAGATCTCAA